CAGGACGCGGTAGCGGGCAGCCTGGAGGGCGGCCTGGCGCAGATCGTCGGCGGGCAGGTCGGAGAAGGCGGCGGCGTAGCGGACCTCGATGTTGCGGCGCCCCCGGGGCCACGGGCTGATGTTGTAGCCGTAGCCGCTTCCGTTGCTGAACGGGCTGTAGTCCCCGGACTGCACGGCGTAGCCGGTGGCGTACCGCTCGATCTTCCCGCTCTCGAAGATGGCCAGGCCGGCGAGTTCGGCGGGGGACATCAACACGCCGTTGAGCCGCACCGACAGGACCGACCGGGCGTACGGCTCGCGCAGGGACAGGGTACCGAGGGGGTCGGTGTGGTTGCCGTCGAAGACCTGCCGGGCGTAGCGCTGCACGAAGCTCGTGTCGCACACCCGCTCGATGAGAGCCTCGATCCACATCCGGGCGGCGAGGAGCTGGCCGTCCGGGTACTTGAAGCCGGCCGTGTTGTTGCCGTTCGGCGGGTCGCTCATGTTCGGGAGCGCCCGAAGCTCGGCGAGGTCGAAGTAGAACCCGCCGACGACGTCCAGGCGCTGCGTCACACCGGCCAGTTGGCCGCCTACCGTCGCCGCCCACCCGATCGTGAGCCGATCAACCTGCGCTGTCGCGCCCGGCGTCCCGCCCTGCACAGGCGCGAGGGTGGCGATGTAGGTCCCTAGGCCGACGCGGGCGACCACCGGGGCGGGCAGCGGCTGGCCGTCCTCGCGAATGACCGTCAGCATCGGGAGGGCACCGAGCCCGCCGTCGATGTCAGCGGGGTAGCTGACAGCCACGGTCGGGGTGGTCCCGACAACAGCCCGAGTCACCGGGGCCGACACGGTCGGCAGGGTGTTACCCGGTTCGATCAGGGACGGGACGACCGGCGATGTCACAAGGCATCCCTCCCAGCTCCGGTGGCGTCGCGAAGACCTTCGAGGTAGCCGGCCCGCCACGCGTCGTGCTGGCTGCGGTCCGACCACGGCAGGACCACGGCGGCGATGCGGTGCAACCGGCGGGCGACGACGAACGCCACCGACTGGACTCGCTGCTCCGCTGTCACCAGGTGTCCGGGGTCGCCTCGGGAGTCAGCGCCGGGTCGGTCGAGGTCGGAACAAGCGTCTGCCGGAACACGACCAGCGCGGTCGGGCTGATCGGCAGCGGGTCCGCCGCGGCCGACTGCTGGACCGACGCCACACCCGTGACCGAATCGACCTGGATGTTGTAGAAAACGCTCCCGGCGGCAGGCGCGGCTGGGATAGCCAACGGACTGCCGGTGATGCCGGCCACTGCCGAGCCGACCACCTGGACCCGACCGCTGATCGCCACAACCGTACCGGTGTCCGGGAGCTGCAAGGTCACGTCCAGCAACGTCGCCGTCGCCCCGTCACCGCTCTGGTTCGTCACCGTCAGAGGCATGTCAGTCCCTTCACTGCTCGTAACCGGAGATGAGGAACGCGCAGGTCGTAGCCACCGCCGTGCCCAGGACGAGCTGCACAACTGAACCCGACGGGGCGGTCGGCTGCGTCTCGATCCCCATCAGACTGATCGGGCCGGTGTCGCCCTTGCAGAAGCCTTGGAAGATCGGGGTCGCCCCGGCCTGGATCGTCACCGGGAAGACGGTGCCGGTGTTGCTCCCGACGTAGATGTCGGTGATGTAGAACGTCTTGCCGGGCGTGACCGTCTCCAACGTGATGGTCGCCCCCGCCGCGACGCTCTGCGTCCCGACGTAGGTCTTCAGCGACTGACCGGCCGCCGCCCCACCCGCGTTGACCCGCAAGGTGGGGGTGACGGAGCCGGTGGAGTCCGTGAGCTTCTCCAAGCCGACGGGCTGAACGGTCGGGTAGGTCACGGCTCGCTCCTGTCCTCAGGGGGTGGCGGACGGCGGTCCGGTGGCGGCAGAGCCGCCGTCCGCGGCTTCGGCAGGTCGGTGTGCTCAGGCTCCAGCGACCGGGGACCCCAGTCGCTGTCGTCACCACGGGACGGTGCGGTCATCCGATGCTCAGGGTCACCGAACCGTCGGTGGTGAACACGACTCGCGCGGCGCCGGCCGGGACGTCCAGCTCCACCTTGTCGCCCTCGACCTTCAGGTTGAAGTTCGCGGCCTGCCGCCACGGACCGGCCGGGTCGTCAGCGACCTGCACCTGGCCGGTGACCGTCCCCGGGTTGTTGTTGTGCACGACGTGCAGCACCGCCGTGGCCTTCCCGCCCTCGGACATGACGGTCTGCCCCTCGGTCATACCGTGGTAGCTGGAGGTCGTGACCGGCAGCAGCGTCACCCGGCCGGCGGTGGTCGCACCCAGACCGGGGGCGTTGGACAGGCCGGCGATGATCGTGCCGTCCTTGGACTGCGGGGCGTCGGTGAGCAGCACCCCGGAGGCGACCGCGGACACGACCGGGACGTCCTTGCCGACCGGATCGGGGAGCAGTGCGATCGCGGGCACGGCGGTCTCGGAGACGGTCTGCGACGCGACGGGGGCGGTCTTCGTCCCGGTCACGGGGGCGCCGTCGGCGGGCGGGGGGCTGGGCGGGCTGGGCGTGGTGGGCGTGGTCATGAGATCCCTTTCAGGAGGTTGGGGGGTAATGCCTGGCCGGGCACCTATGAGCAGGCACCCGGCCAGGAACGCTCGGGACGATCCGTGGGCTTCTATGCCCTACGTGGCACTGTTCGCGTAGAAGGCGATGGGATGAGTACCGGCATCGATGAGGTTGCCGTCGGCACGGAGCCACACGAAGAAGCCGGTCTGGAGGTTGTCGGCGTACCGCTCCTCTAGCCGCACCAGCGAACCCGTGCCGACCATCCGCACCGTGTACGCGCTGAAGTCCCCGAACAGGATGGACTTGGCGTTCGGGGCCGGCACCGGCATGTCGTTGTTGATCACGTAGGACCGGCCGTTGAAGATCGACGGCACCGCGGCGGTCAGGCTCGGCTGCCACAACGGGTGCCCCTGGCTGTCCTTGAGCTTGCGGAGTGCCGTCAGGGTCCGGTCGTGGAACATGTACTTGCCGCGAGGCCGGTACGCCGGATCGACGCTGGCCTCCAAGTCGATCATGTCGTCGTAGATGACGGTGGTGGTCTGACCGACCGCACCGACCTTCCCCGAGTTGGCCGCGTTGACGACGCCGTTGGGCATCACGCCGCCGCCCGTGCCGACGGTGAGCTCGTTGTTCAGGATGCGGCCGAGGCGCTCGCCGGCCTTGTTCGCGATGTAGTTGTCGAGGTTGAAGTAGCTGTCCTCCAGAAGCTGCCACGCCGCCAGGATCAGCTTGGACGTGTACGTGAACGCCCCGAGCGTGACCTGCCCGAACGCGATGTCCTGCTGAGTGATCGTGGTGTTCTCCGCGAGCCTCGCGCCCATGTTGTTCGTGTCGTTCGCGGTCGGGAACGGGATCGGCTGGCCGGTCTCGGTCTCCAGCAGGTTCACCCCGACAGCGTTGGTCTGCTCCTGCGTGTCGGTGTTCTCCATCGCCACGCCATTGAGCAGCGCCGGGCTGAGCATCCCGCCGTAGAACTTCATGGCGTCGGTCAGCGTGTCGTAGAAGCCCTGCGGGATCAGGTACCCGCCGACACCACCACCAGTGGTGCCCAGAGCTCGCTCTCGGGCATCACTGCCGGTGCGGACCATTGCCTTGTCCTCAGGGGTGAGGTTGCTGGCACCACCGCGCATGAACGAGTCGAACGCCCGGGCGTACTCCGGGCTCTCGTTGACACGCTTGGGCCGGCCGCCCTTGCCGTCGCGCTTGTCGGGCTCGGTCTTGCCCGGGTCGGCCCGGGTGAGCTTCTCAGCACCTGCGCGGGCCTCAGCGGCGCGCTGCTCCCGCTCGCCTTCCTTCTGCAACTCGGCGATGTTCCGGTCGAACTTGTCCAGGTCGGAGTTGCGGGTCTCCCACTGGCCGGTCTCCTCGGGACTGAAGTCCCGGGTTCCGACCGCGTCCAGGAGGGCCTTGGAGCCCTCCCAGGTCTGTGCCCGCTTCTCGTGCAGATCCTTCAGCCTTTCGGCAACATCGGGCATGGTGTGACCCCTTCAAGGTCTGGTCGTGCTTGAGAGCGCCGTCGCCAGATGGCGGGGCGCTAGGTGCGGTGGGGGTCACCCGGCCGCGGTGGGGGGGTACTTCCGGGCGGACAGCGCAAGCTGCCGGGCCCGTCGTGCGGCTGCGTCGAACGGGTGGGTTTCGCCCGGCCCGTCGTCCACAGCCCTGCCGGTGATGACCGTCGCCAGCCGGCCCTCACGGGCGGCCAGCTCGACTTCCTCAACCGGCAGATGCTTGTCGTCGGCGAGGCTCCGGAACGCTTGCCGGGCCAGGCCGCTGTCAGCGTCGAGATAGGCGGGGTAGGTCACGGGGCTCACGTCAGCGAGCCGACGGACCTCGATGATGGTCCGGAGCGGGAAGCCCTCCGGGCTCAGGCTCCACTCCACGTCGTCGTCGTACCAGCTAAAGCTCGACTGCGAGATGTCGCCGCGGCCCATGCTCACAACCAAGTCCCGGCCGGCACTCGTGTCCGGCACGTCGAAGTCGTAGGCCAAGCCGGTGGCGTCCTCCGCGAGGCGCAGGGTGCCGTCCGTGGTCGTTCCCGATGCCGAGCGGGCCAGGATCAGGTTGCTGTCGTGGTTGAACAGCGCCCGAACATCGCTCTCGGCGATGGTCTTCCGGAACGCGCCGGGCAGCACCCGCTCCACGAAGCCGCCGAGGTTCTGGGACAGCTTGTTGAAGACGGCGCCGTGGCCGTCCACGACGGACTGCCCGTTCTCGCTCCGGACGTGGAACTCGCTGCGAACGTACCGACGCTGCACAGGCACAGTGACTCCCTCATTCTCGACGGTAAGTTCCGGTGGCATGGACATCGACGCAGAACTGCTGACAAAAACTGAGCTTGAAGCGGTCAAGGCACTGGCGGACGCCTACGGCCTTGTGGTCGCGACGATCGGCAAAGGACCCTCGCGATCACGTGACGTGGCCGAGGTCGCGCTGCACATCCACAACTTGCAGCACTTCGTCATGGCGCAAGCCGCTGCCCGCGCCTACCCGGACCTGTTCCGGCTCGCAGGCGAAACGGTTGGTGCACCTAACTAGGGCAGATCTACGCCGAGACGGCGACGGGCGCGGCGCCGGCGGGGTGCGGGAGCAGCGACCGGCAGGCACTCAGGCGAACGTGAGCATGGGCCAGGCTCTCTTGAGATCTCTGCAGACGGGCTTGCGCACTTGTCACGTACATCTCACACTCGGACACGTCCTCCTCAGCGCGCTGCACCTGCATCTCGGCGATGCCCTGAGCAATGCGCTGGGTTTCCTCATCGGTGGTCATGCGTTCTCCTACGGCTGGTTGGTCGTCGGGGGCGGGTCGTTGCTCGGGTCGTCGTCGGGCACGTCGTCCGGGTTGCTGCCAGGCGGCGGCGCAGGCGTCGGTTTGCCGGTGTAGTCGATCGGGTCCAGACCGACCAGCGCCAGCGCCTGCGCCGGGTCGTAACCAGCGGTCGTGAGGTTCAGGACCGCCTGGGACCGGCGCCACAGCGCGATCGCGACGTCATCCCCGAGCCGGGTGTGGTTGCTCGGGACGATCCGCTCATCGCCGCCGTCAACCGGCTGCATGTCCTCCAGCGCGAGCACGTCGTTCACGCTCAGCCACGACCAGGAACGGCCCTGCGCGTACGCGGCGTAGCGCTCCTTCTGGCTGCCCCGGAGCAGGCCGGAAACGTTGAAGCGCAGGAACTGCCCGGCAGGGAGGAGCCTGGAGATCGCGGTCTCCAGCCGGACGATCCACGGGCGCAAGGTGTGGACGACGAAGCCGATGGCCTGCTCCTCGATGCCGGTGCCCCAGCTCGTAGACTTCTCGACGTCACCGATCATGTGCGGCGGCACGCGGTAGATCCGGGCGACCTCCGCAGTTTGGAACCCTCGGGTCGCGATGAACTGCGCATCCTCCGGCGGGATCGTGACGGTCTTCCACTGCATCCCGCCGGTTAGCACGGCCGGCTCGTGAGAGTTGCTCATCCCGGAGTGGTTGCGCTTCCACGTGTCGAGCAGCACCGCGGCCATCGACGTGGTCATCTCGCCCGGGACCTCAAGGACACCGGACGGGTGCGCGCCCTGACCGAAGAACTCAGCGCCGAACTGTTCCGCGGCCAGGCCGAGCCCGATGGCCTGCCGGGCGTACTCAATCGGGCTCAGGCCCTTCAACTGGCCGGGGGCGCGGAAGCCGCGGATGTGCAGGATGTCGCCGGTGACGCGCTTCGCGGCCCGCAACGGCCGGGCCGAGTCGATCAACCCGGGCGGCACGCGGTAGACGATGCCGGTCTCGTCGTAATCCGGGGTGACCAGACGGGGCGCGAGCGGGAAGACCTCAACGATCTCCCCAAAGCGGTCCCGGGTCGTGTGCGCGTACTCGTTGCCGTCGGTCAGCAGCGAGGCCAAGCACTCCTCGACCATCTCCTGCTGGTTCAGGCCGTCGTTCGGTGCCTCCACCCAACCCGGAGGCGCGACCTCACGCCGGGCCGGCCCGTCCTTGACGAACACACCGATCGGCAGGGTCGAGATCGTCTCGGCGATGAGCCGGATCGACGCCAGGACCGGGACGAGCCGGAGCGCGGAGGTCTGGGTGACGTTGACGCCGGCGGCGGTCCGCGAGCCCATGCCGTACAGCGACGCAAGTTGCTGCGAGGTGATCGGGACGTTCGCGTTCTCCAAGCTGCGCGAAGACGGGAGCAGCCGGTCCCAGACCGTCACCTGTTCAGCGCCACGGACAGCGTGATCAGGACGGCGCCGAGCGTCGCCAGCCACGCGACCATGCCGGCGGCGAGGTAGGCGGCGACGATGAGCAGCAACGCGCCCACGGCGGCCAGTCCGTTCACAGCCGCCTCACGCCGGCGGGCGTGAGCCAGCACCTTGCGAGCCTGGGTGATCTCGGGGGGAATGGGAGGGGTCGTCATCGGCTGCCCTCCGGTTCCGGTTGCGGCACTTCGGCCAGGTCACGTAGCGCCGTCCAGTCCAGGAGCCCGACCGGCACCTCGGGTGGCGTCCGGCGGGCCAAGACTGCCAGCAGCATCACCAGGGCGATGCACCCGTCGATGTGCCGGCGGCTCTTGCCCTTGGACAGCCGCCAGCCGCCGTCGGTCTCGCGGGGCACCGCCGACAGAACGTGATCGGTCAGGACCGCGCCACCGTCGTGAACAACCTGGCCGTCCACGATGGCTTGCCACGCGTCTTGGCAAGCCGGGACCATCCGGGCGCCGGACTGCGGGAACTCCACCATCGGCAGGCCGTCGTCAACGAGGGCCTGGGCGCTGCGCTCGAAGTAGGCCGGGTCGTAGCCGAACTCCCGGACATCGTGGGTGCGGTGCAGGTCCCGGAGGTGGTTCTCGACCGCCGCGACGTCGATGGACTCACCATCGGCGGGCGTCCAGGTCTTGGCTTGGACGTGCGCCCGACCCTGCGCGTCGTACTGCCCGAGCAGCACCGCGATGCTGTCGTGCTTCAGAGCCATGTCCACCGCGACCGCGGACGGTCGAGACGGGTCCAACACAGGGGCGCCCGCGCACCGCTCCCACACACCCGACGGCAGCCACGAGTTCGCCGCGTGCGTGAAGCGGTTCCAAAAGTAGCGGACGGCCTCCCACGTCGGGATCTGCTGGAACCGGGCCCGGACCTGCGCGACGTCCACGAAGTCATCCGCGGCCGGGCTCGCCGCCCGGATCCCGGTGTCGATGTCAGCGACGACAGTCGGGTCCAGATCCTCCGGCGCCTCAAACCAGATGAACAGGAAGGACGGGTCATCGATCGTGCCGTCCTGGACCTGCCGCCCGTACAGATACAACCGGCCGAGCAGCGAGTTCAGGTCCGAGCCGGCGGTCGTCACCCCCAGCTGCAAGCTGTCAGCGCGCTTCGCGGTGCCGTTCGCCATCACCAGGTGCGCGCCCTCCTGCGCGGCGCTGTTCCACTCGTGCAACTCATCGGCGACGAAGCACGACGGGCGCCCGCCGTCGTTGCTGGCCCGGGCCGCTGCGATCCGGTAGGCCCGGCCGGGCCGGTCCTTCAGGACGATCTCGTTGTCGTACACGTCCGCGAACGGCGCGAGCTGCGCGCTCTCACGAAAGATCGTCTTCAGTTCGGCGAACACCAGATCCGCCTGGTCGAAGCTCGCGGCACCCACCGGCACCACAGGTGACACCCTCGGCCGGCCGACCGGGCGGCCCCGGTCGTCCCAGTGCGAGAAGCACACCGGGCCGGCGAGCTCCACCGCGCTCACCCACGCCGCGAGGGGGCTCTTGCCGTTCCCTTTGGCGAAGCCGACCAACGCACGTCGGTACCTGCGGGAGCCGTCCGGGTTCAGCTCGTACAAGCGGTACAGGATCGCCCGCTGCCACCGGCGCAGCTTCACGGGCTGGCCGAAGAAGTCACCCTCCCCGAGGACGCACAGCGCCTCGATCCAGCGGCAGACCTGCGGGCCGAGCGTCGGCGCTAGCTCAGCCTTCGATGACCCGCGGGTCGTCTTCCTCGCGAGGGTCGCCGGCATCTGCGTCCCCCTCATCCGTGGTGAACGCCGCCCCAAGATCCGCCAGCGACCGCTTCGCCTCACCGAGCACCACACCCAGCGACAGGCGAGCACGCGGCGACAGACCGAAGCGGTCCTCCAGTTGGCGAAGCTCGGCCTGGGCGGCCTGCAGGTCCCGGACGTAGGGGTTGCGGACCTGCTGGCCCTGCGAGCCCTCCACGAACGGGGTCTGTCGGATGCTGGTTCGGTAGCGGGCGCAGTCATCCATCAGCTCGAACAGCCGTGACAGGGCGGGCAGGTCGCTGGCAGCTTCCACGAGCTTCGCGACCGGCGAGGACCAGAACGTTGCCCACTGCCCCTGCGTCGCCTTCAACAGACCGGCCGGGGGTGGGGGACACGCCACGTCAGGAACGAGCGCCGTGACGGACGCGAGAGCCTTCGGGGCGTTCCGGCGCTGCCGGTCAGATGGCTTCGGAGTGAACCCGCGTCCAGCCACAGTCACCCCCAAAAAAAGATCCTGGCCCAAAGCCCCAGAGTCGTACCGGAAAGACGCGAGCTACTGAGCTGTCCCGCCGGCCTGAGGCTGTGGACTTTCAACCCGCCACCCCATACCAGCGCGTGTGCCTGCTGGCGTGGGGTGGCCGTGTGAGCGTGGTGTTGGTCAGTGTTGGCGTTGGCGGTGGGTGCGATGTGCGTACTGAGCGCTCCGGGTGCATTCGCAGCCGACGCAGCCGGTGCACTGCTCGTGGTTCAGGCGATTGCAGGGGTTGCAGATTGGCCCGGGGGTGACTGGGTGGTTGGCGGTCGGTCCCATGCCACACCCCTGTCCTGTGGTCAGCCTCGGTTGCTGCGGCGTGCGTTGCACCCGCGGCACAGGGTGTCCAATGGGCCGTCTTCGGTGGCGGTGGTGGCCCAGGGGGCGCGGTGGTCGGCGGTGAGGTCACCGGATGGGTGTGGTGGCCGGCCGTACCCGGGGCAGACCGGGCCGTGGGTGGCGATGTGGAGGGCGACGCTAGTAGCGCGGCGTGTCTGCTCGGCTTTGGTACGGCCTGGGCGGGTGTGGGTGGGGCAGCGGCTGGTGGTGCCGAGCGCGCCGCAGACCAAGCAGGGCTTGAGCGTCACGACGACTTAGGTTGCGTCCTCTTGGCAGAAGCCAAGCTCGCGGGATAACTCGGCCGCCACACGGTCCCAGTGGGCGGACGTGTAGCGCAGGAACTCAACTCGCTCGGCTTCGGCTTGCTCACGGGCGGCGCGCATTCCGCTGGCCTCATCGAGGGCGTCGACCTCGGCGCGGGTGACGCCGAACGCCGCGCAGATGTCGTCGGCAGA